CTACGTCATGGGCACCTATGGTGTGGAACCCAGCTATGACCATACTGGGTCAGGACGATCTTCGTATTGCGGGCTACGGCGCGCATGAGAGTGTCGTTCCACCGGTGTTCACACAAGCCGATGCGCTTCGCCGCGTGCCGGGTGCACTCATCAGTGCAGCCAGCGGTGGCGACTTCGACTTCTATGATCAGCAGGCCATCAAGGCGATCCCTTTCGCCAACACCTACGTCTTCAGTAGGATGCTGGAAGCAGCAATGAAGTAATCGTGGGGCCGGGGTAACACCCGGCCTCTAAACCCAAGGGAGGGGCAGATGCCCTACAGTAAACAAACCTTCCCCTATACAGGGGGCGCACGCACCTTCACTATCGCCCTCGCCATGGGTTACATCGAGGAAGATGACATTCGAGTTTATGTTGTCGGAGAACTCGACGGTGGAGGGGACCAGCTTTATCGGACGTTCACTTTCGACAGCGAGTTCGTTGTCAATGTAACGCTAGCGATAGACAACCCGAGTTCTGTAGTTGTCGAGCGCACGGTCAGTCCGAGCGTATTCGACATCGACTTCACAGCAGGGTCAGACTTCACTTCTGCCAACCTGATGACTGCCTTCAAGCAGAACTTCATGTTGATGCAGGAAATCCTCGACGGACGCATCGACGACGTAGACGTGTCTGCGCAGGCTACCAATGCAGCGGCCTCGGCAGCGGCAGCGGCAGCTAGTGCGGCTGCGGCAGCGGCGAGCGCCGCTACCATTAACGGGGATGACGTGATCCTCCGAGATGGTAGCGTGGATTTCACAGCCGTTATCACGGGTGTGGCTCCAACGAGCGATCTACACCTAGCCACCAAGAAGTATGTCGACGACAGCGTTGGCGGTGGTGGCGTGATGCTACTGGACGGGTCACAACAGATGACCGGTCAAATGAACCTGAAGGCTGCTACAGCCCCAGTGGCCGATGATCATGCATCCAACAAGAAGTATGTGGACGACAGTATCACCACAGGGGCTACTACTCCCTTGGCACTTAAAGCGCCGTTGGCTAGTCCGACACTCACAGGCGCACCGCTGTCTCCTACCGCTGCACCCGGCACGGATACTACCCAAATCGCGAGCACAGCATTCGTAGCTGCGGCGATCATTGCCGCTGGATCGACTGCTGCATGGACGCTTGTTGAGACCGCGTATGACTTCAGCATTGATGGCATAGTGGCCTCAGTTGTGACCGCTGACTTCGTGGACAACTTCGAATACATGATCGAGATCATCGACATCGGAAACAATGACGGCGGCAACGCCAATTTCGAGATCGACGTATTCGGTGCTACTTCAGCAGCGTATCTTGGACCACGACAGGGAAATCACAACGTCAACAACTCAACCGAATTGAGTGGGCGCGTTTACTTCCCTGATCCCCGAGTATCGCAGACCATGCATGTCATGGAGGGCTTTATGGGCCTAGAGGCTCTGGCCAGTAATAACTTTAATGACATGTCTGGTGCATGGTTCGGCACAGCCGAAAAGATCACCAAGGTCAAGTTGGCGTGGGAAACCTCGTCTATTGATCAGGGTGTCGTCAAAGTCTACAAGAGGGCTGTCTAATGACCGCCCCGATGGAGGACCCCGGCTATGCTCGCCTTCTCCTCATGGTTGGGGAGATCGCGGGCGACGTGAAGAACCTACTCACGCGGGCTACCGAGCAGACTGCACGGATCACCCGTATGGAAGACCGGCAGAACACGGTCAACATAGCAACCGAGGAGCGCCTGCAAAAGCTTGAGAAGACGCGCGGCAAACTGCTGGGCATCGCTTGGGCTGTTCCGGTCGTCTTGACCATTGCAGGCATCATCATAGGGAGAATGACCTATGGCTAAGGGTGCTGCAAACGAACAAGTCATGGGCGATCTTCACCAGAAGGTTGCCCAAGTCTTTCTACGGATACTCGACAGCTATGAGAAGGCCGCAGAGATCGCCGATGTCGCTGACGATGCGATGGCGGAACTCCTAGGCTCCGGTCCAAACCCCGCAATGATGGGTGCGATCACCAAGTTCCTGAAAGACAACGACATCGCCTTCGACACGGAGGAGATCGCTCAGTTGTCCGACATCGAACAGCGGCTCAAAGCTCGACAGCTTAAACGTGGCAATCTGGTTCAACTCGGGCAACTAGCACTGGTCGAACCAAGTGAGTGACCGTGAGCGAGTGTTCGGGGAGGGAGAGGCATGGGCGGAACTGAAGGTGCTCCAAAGGGAGTATGCGACGTTCCGCCCGTTCCTTTTCGACGTGATCGAGGGGCTTATGGGCTTCACGTGCACGGCTCTCCAGATCGACATTGCAGACTACCTATCTGACGGTCCGACCAAGCGCATGATCCAAGCGCAGCGTGGTCAGGCCAAGACCACGATCACCGCCGCATACGCTGTGTGGCGACTGATACACGACCCGACCACACGTGTGTTTATCGTGTCGAGCGGCACTGACATGGCCCAAGAGATCAGCGGATGGATCATCCAGATCATCAACGGCATGGAGGAGCTTGCTTGCTTGCGCCCCAACAAGGCGCACGGAGACCGATCCTCAGTCAAAGCCTTCGACGTGAACTACGTCTTGAAGGGACCAGAGAAGTCGCCATCAATCGCCTGCGTCGGCATCACGTCGAACTTGCAGGGGAAGCGTGCCGACCTTCTGATTGCGGATGACATCGAGAGCGCCAAGAACTCCATGACTGAAGTTCAGCGCGCGAGGATCGTGCACTTATCACGAGACTTTACCTCGATCTGCTCTGTCGGTGAGATCATCTATCTGGGCACGCCCCAGAGCATCGACAGCGTCTACAACGGCCTCTACAGCCGTGGCTACACGATACGGGTCTGGCCCGGTCGGTATCCCACGGAAGCGGAGGAAGTGAACTACGGGGACCGCCTTGCGCCATCTATCTTGGCTGCTATAGAGGCGAACCCAAAGCTGCGGCGTGGTGGTGGCCCTATGGGCGACCGAGGCCAGCCTACGGACCCGGTTCTCTTGAACGAGCAGCACTTGCTCGACAAGGAGACCGACCAAGGCAGAGCCTACTTTGCATTGCAGCACATGCTCGACACACACTTGTCCGATGCTGACAGGTTCCCGCTGAAGTCGGAGAAGATCATCTTCATGCCGATCAATCAGGACCGCATGCCCATCTACATCAACTTCCAACCGGACCAGAACACGCGGATCATTCCGCCCATGGATTGGCCCATTCAACAGATGTATTACGGGCCGCAGAGTTTCGGAGAAGAGTTCGGCGCATTCAGTGGCACGCATATGTATGTGGACCCCGCAGGCGGTGGACAGAACGGCGATGAAACGGCCTATGCCGTGACCCGCCTGCATGTCGGTCGAGTAGTCCTAGTTGACGTTGGAGGCGTCAAGGGCGGCTTGGATCAGGCACAGATGGACGAACTAACCGCAGTTGCGGAGAAGTGGAAACCACACCTGATCACTATCGAGGAGAACTACGGCAAGGGCGCTCTGTCTTCTACATGGCAACCCTCACTACTTCGCAAGGTCAAGACGACCATCGAAGACGAGTGGGTCAGTGGCCAGAAGGAGCTACGCCTCATTGACGTGCTGGAGCCGATCATCGGCGCTGGTAAGTTCATAGTCGACGTTAACCTACTCAAGAAAGATTGGGAAAGCACCGCGCACTACCCAGTGCACGACAGACCCTCCTACAGCCTTTGGTATCAGTTGGCCCGCATCACACGTGATCGGTCCGCTCTTATCCATGACGATAGGCTGGACGCGGTTGCCGGATCAGCCAAACACTGGCTTGAAGGTTTGCGCGTAGACGACGAGAGGGCCAGAGTAGCCGCGCAACGCGAGGTTTACAAGGCCATGATCAAAGACCCATTGGGCAACGGTCGAACGCCTGCTAACTGGCGCGGCGAGTTGTCCAGACGTGAACCCAACGCTTTCGATACTATGAGAAGGCGCTAACCCCACGGAGACACAGGATGAGTAACTACGAGACCAATGCGAACAAGCTGCCATGGATGCAGGACCCACACGGGTTCGTATCCAACCTTCGGAGAGAGGGCTGTCGCAGCATTGGGCGCATGCAAGGGGATGACCAAAAGATGGAAATCCTCATGGACACACTGCGCGTGCTCGCCAAGTATGCTTCCGCCAAGATGGTAGAGCAGCAGATCGAGCGGGAGACCCGCATTCTACAGCGGGCCGCAGCAACTGCCAAGGCTACCTCACGCAACCTCAACGACGCCATGGAGATCGAACGCCAACTTCAGGCACAGATCGCCAGCGTCAAGGTTCGCTTGACTTCGGTTCAGACCCGACGTGCTCAAGCCGAGGCGCAACAGGCAATCATCCACGCGGGAGGCGCAGAGCGCGCCGCACTGGTCCGAGAGGAACAGCAGACCGCTGATGGTATCGGAGGTGAGAAGTCATGAGACTTGACCTAGACACCAGCGTCATCAAGGAAGCCGAGGGCCTACGGCTCGACGCCTACCAAGACGGCGCAGGCATCTGGACTATCGGTTACGGGCACACTGGACCGGAAGTCACGCGCGGGCTGACCATCAGCCTAGATTACGCGGAGGCCCTACTGGAGCAAGACCTAGCATGGGTGGAAAATGCCATCGAGCGCACCGTCAACGTGCCACTGAATGGCAATCAATACTCAGCAGTGGCCAGCCTGATCTACAACATCGGTGCTGGTGGCTGGAGTGCCTCTACAGTGCTAAGACGCATCAATGCTGGTAACTTCACTGGCGCTGCCGACGCCTTCACAATGTGGAACAAGATCACAGTGAGCGGCAAGAAGGTCATAAGCAACGGCCTGACCAACAGACGTGAGCGCGAGCGCGGTCTATTCTTGCAGGGTATGCGAGAGACCATAGACCATTATCCTCGTCAGGGTATCACTGGCGGTGAAGCCAAGCCCAACAAGCAGAGCAAGACGCTCTGGATGGGCCTAAGTGGCGTCCTCGCGTCGATCATGGCGGCATGGGGCCAACTCAAGGTTGGCGCACCAGAACTGGTGGAGACCTTAACGCCCTACCTGCCCTATCTACTTGGGGCGATCTTCGTGGCCGTCATGTTCAACCGCTGGATGGATAGCCGCAGAGGAGTGCACTGATGATCATGGCGCTCTTGACGCCTAAACTCGCTAAGTTCGCTGCTATGGCCGCAGTCGCCGCACTGGCTTTCTATTATGTGTGGGACATGGGCCGTGACAGCGAACGCGCGAAGTGGGAAGCAGAGATGCGCGCCGAGCGGGACAGACAAATTGTCCTGCTCGACGAGGCACGAGAATACGGAGCCGCCGCTGCAACAGCCCTTGAGGCCGCAGAGGTAGAACGAGGTGACTTACTACGGAGGATGCAGAATGAAGCTCGCAACTCAGCTAACGCTGGCGCTGCTTGTCTTGACGCTGATGGCGTCATGCGGCTCAATTCGATCAGTCGTCAGTAAGCCCGAGTTGGCACCGCCACCCGGTCGACTGACCTACGACTGTCCCGACCCTTCCAAACTACCGGCAGGGCCATTGACAGCCGGGGACGTGGAGACCTA